GGCCTTTGTTATTTGCAGGTATTTTAATGGAAGGGGCAGTGGTTGGTTACGAAACTAATACACGTTCTGGCGGTTCTGGTGGTAGAGTATTAGGGATTGGGTTAAGTAAAGAATACCGACAAGATACCGTAACAATAAGTTTACGCACGGTCTCTGTACTCACGGGGCGAATACTTACCGAAGTTACGGTGACCAAAACTATTTTAAGTGTAGGTATTAACGAAGATATTTTTCGTTTTGTAAAAGATAATACTAGGTTAATCGAAATAGAAAACGGTAACGTAGAAAACGAAGGCGTAACCATAGCACTACAAGCAGCTATAGAAACAGCGGTTTACAAAACTATCATGGAAGGAATACAATATGATTATTGGAGTTTAAAACAATGAAAAAACAATTAATTTTATTAATAGTTTTATCTAATGTGCTTTGGTCAGCAGATAACGAAATATCTATTGACCAATCAGGTGCAACGCTTAATGCCGATATAGAACAATTAGGTTCGGGTAACTTAATCGGTGGAGCTTCAGCAGTAGCAGGGACGATGACACCATTAGATTTAGACGGAACTAGCATGACTTTAGATATTAATCAAATAGGTTCTAGTAACTTATTTAAAGGAGATATCAACGCCGATAACTATATTGGGTTCTTTGAATTTTCTGGTTCTAGTAATATTTTTGATATTCAAACAGACCCTACTAATACTTATTCTACTGACGGTTCTAACGTAAATATTTCAGTAACGGGAACGGCTAACGATATGTCTTTAGACCAAGGCACCGCAGCAATAGCAACTACCTTAGATTTAGATTGGATTATAAACGGCTCAAACAATACTATTGATTCCGATATCGATGTAGACTTAGCTACTAATTATATGAACGTTGATGGTTCTGATAATACTATCAATTATAACGGCGATGGTTATCAAGGCGGTCATTTTCACCTGAACCATACAGGAGGCTCTAGAGCTATAAATGTTACACAAGCTTCAACACTCGATAACGATTGGCTACGTGTCATTTCTAATGGTTCTAATGGTACTTTCTGTATCATCCAAAACGATCAAGGCACAGCAACTAGCTGCCCTTGAGATAGGAGCTATCGAAGAAGTATCTGGTTACGGACAAATAAGCCGCGATAAGGATTATAAAGCGGTAGTAGCATTTAATTTACAAGCTAACGATGAAGCTAAAACCGAACAAGGTAGATTAGGTTTACGTTTTGCTGATGATAGTAAAGTTAAATTAACTGAACATTCTACGTTAATTATTGACGAATATATTTACGACCCTAATCCGACTAAAAGTAAATTAGCGTTATCTTTTGCTAAAGGTACGGCTCGTTTTGTAACAGCTAAATTTAGTGCTATCCCTAAAGAAAATATGACGATTCGTACCGATTCAGCTACGGTAGCGATTCGTGGTACTGATTTTACTATTACGGTAGAACCCGATACAGGCGAAAGTTTATTTATTTTATTACCTGATGAGTTCGGTAATCCTTCAGGAGAAATATCGGTAACTACAGCTATGGGTGAGGTAATTTTAAATCAAGCATATCAAGCAACTACGACTACTACATTAGAAGCTAGTCCTAGCCCGCCTGTAATTTTAGATTTGTCGTTAGAGTTTATTGATAATATGTTAATTGTTACGCCACCTAAAAAAGCAGTACGTGTAGAGGAGGAGGAAAAACAAGAATTAAAAGACCCTATTTTAGATTTTAACGATTTAGATTTTGATTATTTAGCCGAAGAAAATTTAAAAGAAGATGAACAATTAGATTTCACTGAATTAGATTACGACGCATTAAACGTAAACTTTTTAGAAGATTTATTAAATATTTTAAATGAATTAGATAGTTTAGCTGACGATGATCAATTAGATCAATCAGCTACGTCTTCAACTATTCAAGGCACTAATATTGGTCAAGATACAAAAACTCAAATTACTACAGTAGTTTCAGGAGCACAAATAAGTTTAAATAGAACCGTAGGACAAGGTGCTACTTTAAATATTGATAGCGATAATAGTTATACGGTAATTTTAGAACAAGACGGTATTATGAACGAAGTTAAAGTAAACGGTGGTAGTGATTCAACAATAAATATTAGACAGGGGTCGGGGTGAAATATTTAAAAATTATTGCAATTATAGCAGTATTAAGTTTGCCGTTAGTTTTTAGTTTAGCTCCGCAAGAAATATTAAAATTAAAAACTTTTGATACGTTTGTTAAAACTCCTGAACCTTCAGGTAATTTTGTTGTGTTAAATATTACCGAAGAAGACGTTGATAATGAAGGTGGTTATCCTTTTCCTAGACAAAGATTAGCAGAAATACAAGTAGAATTATTAAACCAAGGAGCGTTAGGCGTTGGTTGGGTTATTGGTTTTCCTCATAAAGATCGTTTTGGTGGTGATAGTAATTTTAAAACTGCTCTTAGTTATGCTCCTTCGGTATTAGCATTGTTTGAAAATCCTAATGGTGAATACCCCGATACCGTAGGCACTGTTATTATGGGAGAAGGTAACGGTGGTTATTTAGCTCAAGGTACTATAAGAAATATACCCGAACTAAAAGCGAATGAAGGAATAGCTACCGCTCCCGTAGACGTAGATAACTTAGTTAGACGTATACCGCTTCTATATAGGACGCCTAACGGGTGGTTACCCGCTTTCGGTACCGAAGTACTAAAAGCTCTAACAGGGGCTAATACGTACGTTATTAAGACTAATACGAACGGTATAGAAGAAGTACGGGTAAAAGGTTTACCTGCCGTTAAAACGGATGGTTTAGGACGTAAGTGGGTAAGTTGGGTAGATACTCCAGAAACTAATTTGCAAGAGTTAGCCGTACAAAATAAATTTGTTTTTGTAGGCGTTACTGCTAAAGGCGTAATGCCGCAGTTAGCTACCCCAGTTGGATTACTTGAACCACACAAGGTACAAGCAGCACTAGCAGAATCAATATTGGTAGAAAATAGTCCATTTATCCCCGACTACAGTTTAGCCGTTGAAGTTTTAATATTAGTTATATCCCTGCTTTTAGTTTGGGTTGTGTTGAGCAACTTAGGCGTTACTGCAGGGGTTCTTTGTTTTAGTGCTATTATGTCTAGCACCGCTATCGGAGGATATTATGCCATACAACAAGGACTATTAATAGATACAACGTGGACTTTAATTAGTGAATTTATAACAGGAACGATTGCTTTTTATTTACGTTTCCGTGAACAATATAAATTACGTTTAGAAATTAAAAAACAATTCGAACATTATCTAGACCCTAGACAAGTAAAACAACTACAAAAGAACCCTGAGTTATTAAAATTAGGTGGTGAAAAAAGGTACGCTACTTTTTTATTTACTGATGTACGAGGTTTTACCGCTTTATCAGAAGCCGTAACCCCAGAAAAAGTAACTTATATTATGAATAAAGCTCTTACTGCTCAACAAGCCGCAGTACAAAAACACGGTGGTATGGTTGATAAATATATTGGTGATGCTATGATGGCTATATTTAATGCTCCTTTAGATATATTACATCATGAACAAATAGCGGTAGATTGTGCTAAAGATATTTGGCAAAATATGGCTGAACTTAATATAGAACTCCAAGCGGAAGGACTTCCTGCAGTAGCCATAGGCATAGGAGTAAACACAGGAGAAGCAGTAATCGGTAATATGGGTTCTTCTTCACGATTTGATTATACTGCTATTGGTGATGCGGTAAATACTGCGGCTAGGTTAGAATCAGGTACAAAAGATGCAGGAGTAGATATTTTAATAGGTGAAAATACGGAAAGTAGGTGTGGTTATCATTTAAAACCATTAAAACCTATAAAAGTAAAAGGCAAAGAAAAACCTTTAAAAATATATACTGTATGAAGTATAATCGAACTGTCAGTATTGAACTGCAGCTTACGAGACGGGCTTTAACTCGCTAATACGTTAATAAACGCAGAGGAAATAATGAGTTTAAGTTTAATTAAAACTCCAGAACTAACTTACCAAGAAGCGTGTGAGTTTTTTGATTATAAGAAAAACAAGCTAGAGTTTCAAAACAAAATAAAACAGTTTGAAGAAGCTGTTGCTAAACATTGTATTGAAAACAACAATCAAGAATTAAATTTACAAATAACAGGAGAAACTGAAGGAGCTGTTAGCCATAATTTTGCAGACGGTCAATATATACGTAAAATTGTTATGCCTAAAGGTTTATTAGTAACAACTAAAATACACGCCAAAAACCACCCTTATTTCATTTTATCAGGCGAAGCCTCAATATTTAGTGATAAAGGCGTAGAACGTATAAAAGCACCACATCACGGTATAACAGAAGCAGGAACTAAAAGAGCACTCTATATTCATGACTC